TACAGTAATATAAATTTTCATTTTGGAGATAATATTAATTCTGATGTAATTAGTTGTAGAAATAATGGTATAAAAGGCGTATTTTCCGGATCCTCTTTATTCACTCCAGAAGAAGACTTTATATCAAAAACTGATTCCACACTTGCTACACTTATGAGAAGATTAAGGTTATCTAATCCATATTTTAGACCAAGATCATTTTATATTCATAATACTGGATCTTTTCAAAATATTGCTGGTCATTTTTGGATAGAAGAAATTAATGGACACATAAATCATTTTCAAATGTATTCCGTATCATCAGATCATTTTACTTTAATTAGATCCAACGGTACTGCTTTTGTAAAAATTTATTTTAATGGTGAAAGTTTTTATAGCGAAAATTTACATGGTGATTATATCCCCTTATATAATGGACTATGGAAAGAAGATGAAGAAAATTATACCAAAGAATTTCAGAGACTACTATGGATAGATCAATCTCAATTCAATCTCCCTATTTTATGTTTAACATCAACTCTATTACCTAAAGATAAAAAAATTGTTTTTTCTCAGAGAGACTGTTTTTACTTGTATAAAATATTTAAAACTATGTTTCCAGAAACAGATTGTTGTATGTTAGACGTTTCTAGAAATGCATATTATCATCCATATAATAATGATTATATCAATTATATAATAAATACTACAAAAAATAGTCTAATAGTTGATTCTCACGGAAGTGGTGGGTCGGCAAATCATTTCTTTAAAAATAATAATATACCATTTGAACTATATCATATATGTAAACATCCAGTTAGAAAAAATACAATAGATAATAATATTCTTACATTTAGTTCTTTTTGTGAAAGAAAATTTTTATGTTCTGGTAGATTTTTAGAAAAATACAATATTAATTATATTGGACAACTTTCTGGATGGGATAAACAAGCCATAAGACAGATGCCAGAGCATGATAAGGTCGCGTGCGAAACAATATTACAAAGCATAGAGAATGTATGTAAATATATAAATTACTATGTTATTAATAATAATCCCCATCTATTAATACCGCTGCTCAAAAAACTAAGACACACATTTACCGAACAATTCGTTAATACTATAGGACCATAATGTTATATATTCCTAATCATTTTATAGAAGAAAAAATAGCTACTAATAATTTAAGCAGACCGGCGCTACAGCCATACTTAAAAGTCTCTTATGCTCAATTATATGAAGATATAATAATTGAATCTTTAATATTAAGTATATGTAAAAATTATAATTTAAATATTAATGATTTTTCTTATATAGACATAGGAGCCAATCATTCTGTTAGTACTAGTAATACATTTTTATTTTACGATAGATATGAGATGGATGGAATTTTAGTTGACGCTAATCCTTTATTATGCGATGAATTATCGTCTTTTAGATCAAGAGATCACGTTATCAATGCTGTTGTTTCAAATAATAATGAAAAAGAATCTATTTTTTATATCAGCGATAAACATGAAATTAGTTCTTCGTCTAAAGATTTTATAACTTCATGGAATAACGGGATGGCTAAAATTTTAAAAGAAATTACTATTCCAAATATTAAAATAAATGATATACTAGCTATATCTAATAAAGAATTAGCTATTTTAAGTATAGACGTAGAAGGCTTAGATAAAGAAATTTTAAACGATATTGATTTTTCTAGATACAGACCAATGACTATTATTATAGAACCTAGTGATTTTTTTATTAAAGATAATACAAATGATATTATATATATAATGAAAAATAATAATTATAGTTTAGTTTGTATGACTGATGTTAATCTAATTTTTAAAGATAATAAATTATAATAATGGTTTTATATTAAATCTCTCTAAGACTAATCTTAGATTACCATTTGATCTATTTATATTTAAAGCACAAGCCCCGGCTAATAATTTTTCATAATTATTTTTTTTATTTATTCTCAATGGATGATCTCCGAGAGCAACCACTGGTACTCCAAGTATAGCACTTTCATATAATACTGTTGATGTTATTCCTACAACTACACTAGCTTTAGATGCTAATTCTAAAAAATCTCCATTTTGAATTATTTCTACTCCATCTATTTGTCTTTTTGCTCCTGACTTGGGATGAGTCTTGACTACGATCCTAGTATTAGGATACATATTTTTTATATCCTCTATAAACTCATACATATTATTATATTTTGAATAATGTAATATTTGTGTATCGTTTTCTATTTGAAGTGGAACCAAAATATAGTCCTCACAATTTATTTTATATTTTGATTGTAATTGATCTCTTTTATTTAACATAAAATTAATATCATCATTATTTACCCATGATAAATCTTTTGCTAATATAGACGATGAACAAAAACCATAAGGATCTATAAAAAATGTTTCTGACTGAGGTAACATTCCCCATTCTATATAACACTTTGGTATGCCTCTTTTTTCGCATAGATTTGAAATAAGAGGTCCGTAGTGTTGTTTACCGTTCCATATAACAGCCATAGAGGCGTATTTTATAACATCTGCTGCTTTGAACAGATCGTTTTTAATACCCTGCCACTTGTATTCTAAATCGTACGAATAAGCATAATTTTTGATTAAATTTGTTTCTAATTCATTATTAAATCCACTATGAATTACAAACCTTTTATTATTCATAATCTTTTAATGGTTTATCAAAATATTGACTATAATTTTTATCGTTTTCTATTTGCCAATATTCTTCAGGCTTTCGTTGTCTCCAAGTTTCAATAAATTTTTTATTATTTTTTTTCATTTCTATATATTTATTAAAATGTCTTTTTAAGAAATAAGCAGGAGATGAATGATACCAGGAAACGATGCAAGATCTATCAAAATTTGCTCCTATAAAACTATGAAAACTATTATGACTCATTTCAAATACAAATAATCTATTGTTAATTGGTTTTACTTCTTTTATCAGATTGTCTGTCGAATATGAATCGTATATACCTGTTCCTCCACCAGTGTATTCTTTATTATCTTTTAAATCATTAGGATTATTGAGATAATATAAAAACGCTATTGATCTCATAGTTTTTATTTGATTTTCATTACAAACACTACTATCGTCAGTATATTCACAGCCGCCATGAAATGCTATTGAATTATTATTTTTAATAAATGTACAGATAACTAAATCTCTATGAGAAAATCCGTTTTTTGATGGGCTTTTATGGAAATGAGCAGATGGTGCGATGTATTGATTAAGTTCAATATTAAATATATCTGATAAATATTTCTTTAATTCTAATGATGAAAAAATATTAAATCCATCCTCACAATCATTATAACCAAGTCCAGTTATATATCCTTCATATTGACTTGTAGCATTTTTTTGATCTTTATATTGAGATGCTCTTGCTATTATTTTTGGAAATTTATTACACATATTATTATATATAGATTCTTCTAAAAAATTATCTATGATAATATAATTATATGGATCATTAAAATATTCTATCTTCATATCTTTAGACACATGAGGATGATTTATTTTTTCTATATTTAGATTTAATTTATATTCAAGAGTATTCATTTGTTTCAAAAGCTCCATCATTATCTATATTTATATTTTTTATTAAAGTATCATTAATATTTATATATTTATATAATAAATTTGTAAATTTTCTTATTGGTATATAGTATTTATCTTCTTTAACTTCTTGATTATTATATTTCCAATATATTTTATTATTTTTTTCATAAAATCTATTTGTATAATCATTTCTACCATATAATACGCATGGTCTTACCACTATGAACTTCTCAAGATATTTATTTTTTATATATTGCTCTACCATCTTTTTATTTGAACAATATTCATGTAACCAATCATTTTTATCTTCTAATATTTTATTATTAAAAACACATAATGTAGAAATAATAATATATTTCTTATAAGATATATATTTCAAAGGATTAATTAATTGATTAATATTATAGCAAGAAAAATCTACAACAATATCAAAATGCAATCCTTCTAAATTTTGACAAGAATCTATATTATTTCTATCTATAACTATATGTTTTAAATTTGGAAATAAATTTTTATTTGTTATTCCTCTATTAGCAATAGTTGGTTGTATTCCTTGGTCTATACAAAATTCTACAAAATCTCTACCAACCATTTGCGTTCCGCCCAAAACTAGTATATCTATTGTTTCTTTATTCATGATTATAAATTTTAATTTTAATACCAGAATTTATAGATTTTAAAAAATCTTCTTTATTTATAAAATTATTTTCTATATTAGATATATAATTTTCTTTTGAAAAAAAAGATATTTCTTTAAAATTCCAAATAAAATCTGGATATATTTTTTTAATACTACTATTAATAGTTTCTATTTTATTATTTGTGTTATGAATTTTTTCATATGAAATTAATACATATTTTTTATTTATATTTTTTATAAAATAATTTAATGAATTTATGGTTCTATCAATATAGTCTTTATATAAAACTTCATTCCATTCTATTTTTTCTAGATATGGTCTTTCTTTTTGTAAGGATGTCCATCTGCTGCTTATTAAAGACTTTTGTTCACTAATAAATGATTCAAGTAAATTATTTCTATAATTAATTATAATATAATCAGACAAATCAACAATATCATTTAAAACTATATCTTTGTCTATTTGTTCGGGAAAAACTTTAAAAATTAAATTTTTTTGTATTTCGTATATTTTTTGTTGTATTTTTTTTAATAAATTTATAGAATAAGGTTTATTTTTTATTATTCTATTAATTAGTTTTACATAACTATTTGAGTCAATAAAAAAATTAGAATAATTATATATTTTTAAAAAAGTACTAAGAATTTCTTCATCTACATTATAAACATTTTTTAGTAGATAATGAATTGTATAGAAAAAGGATAGTGGGTCTTTTGAGAATGGTTCATATAAAGATAATGAATCATTTGCTGACAGTGTATCACATAACCAGTTTGAACCCGTTCTTTTATATGATAAGATGCATATTGTTTTCATATGTAATAATATTATTTAAACAAATAAATACAATAAAAGAGGCCGCATTAAGCGGCCCCTTTTTTAGAATCTTAATTATATTTAATTAAATATTACCCATTATTCTACCCTTTTGGGTTCTTATGACATATCCTTTTCTTAGCAAGAATGGCTCTATACTATTTTCTATCGTATCGATAGCAATTCCGGTCATAGAAGATATACTCTTTAATCCCAAAGGATTTCCTTTTGACTTTTTAAGAACATCCAGATACATTCGATCATAAAGATCAAGACCGTTCTCATCTATACCCTGACTATTAAAGATTTCATGTACATTCATAGTATTTTCACCATAAAATGCTACACAGTTCTTGTACCACTGCAAACGACCATTCAAAATTCTTGGAGTGCCTTTGCTTCTTTTTGCTATCTCTAATAGATCATTATCATTTATCATTAGTCCGAGCTTTTTAGCGTTCGACCCGGCAAGTTTAGCTAAATCATCGTCACTATAAAAAGATAGATGTTCTTTGATTTGAAAACGATCATAAAAAGGTTGGCTAAGACTTCCTCCACTGGTTGTTGCACCTACCAAAGTAAACATTGGAAGATCAATAGTTTCTTGAGTATCGTCGTTACTCATGCTTAACTGAAAATCTTCCATTACAGGATAAAGAAATTCTTCAACAAGTTTAGGTAGTCTATGGATCTCATCAATAAACAATACTGATCTTGGAGCAATACCCATTAAATAAGGTAGTAGATTTTTAACGCTACGAATACTAGCAGCATTAGCAATATGTAGATTAACATTCATCTCATTTGCTATAGCACTCGCTATTGTTGTTTTACCAAGACCAGGAGGTCCATCTATTAAAATGTGAGGCATAACACCGTTAGATACTTTACATCCAGCGACACATATTTTTAGTCTATTCAAAACGTCGCCTTGACCAATGATATCGTCAAAAGAACACGGCCTAGAAATATTATTCTTCATTTTTGTCTCCAATATTTTTATCTTTTATCCAAAATACAAAATCGTTAGATTTATCATCAAAAGCACTCTCTACCAATCCTTTATTTACTAATCCATTTAATATATTACTTACCATTCTATCATTTAGTGCAGAGGCTATTTGCATATAAAGATCATCATTAAGTATATATCTATATTCTTTTGTTTTAGTGTGTTTTTGTTTTTTAATAATACTATTAACTATGAGTTTTGATTCATCAAAAGATAAAATTGAATCAATTTCTTTTACATCTTCTGGATTAATACTAAAAGATATTAAATCTGGTTCTTTATTACTATTTTTTCCAAAATTATTAAAAATCAATGCTCTTGTAGCATTAATAAAATCATCTAAATTTTTTATTATAAACCAATCATCATTTGTAGGGCTCATTATATTTCCTAATTAAGTATCTCGTAAAGTCCTTTGTAATATTTCGGCTGCTGTAAAAAATAACTTGAATGAGATTGCAAATGTTTAATATATTCGTTTTGTAACTTATTATGTATAAAATGTTTCTTTTTCCACACTCCTTCATTCCAATAGTTGTTCCCCAAATACAGGGAGAACGAATTCTCCGCTGTATTGGAGAGCCAACTATTCACAGGTAACGCAATCGGAGAAAATCCATCCGGAAGTAACGGGGTATTATAATTGGGTAGGTTCTTTAACGCATCCTCTATAACTTCCTTAGTTATCCATTTATATTCTATCTTATTAAGCAGACTATCCATATATTTCTTGAGCCACTCAGTATCTATCTGAAAGAAGAACTTATAAGGATCATTATCTTCTGAATAGTCTTGATTATTCATAATTCAACCTACGCAAAACTTATCACTAATCTGGCTTGCCAAGTCTCTAGCAGCACCAGAAAGGAATCGGTTGTTGCTGAAATACAACGCTGTGGATGCTTGGTTGAGGTACTCGACCACAGTTTTTAAGAGTTTGGCCTGGGACTCACTCAAATCTAAACCGCTGTCATCAGCATGAGAGGGCAATACTGGCGACGGATCGCCATAAGCCTTCTCGTAATTATTATTAAAAGACTTGTTGCACTTATATTCGCCATACTGATTAGTGTTGTCGAGTTTCTTATTAAAGTCTCCCCACACACTATCCTTGGTATTCTTTTGACCACAATAATCAGCACTACTATTAAAGTAAACAGGCTTCTGATTATTTAGTTCATTCAAAATCTTTTGAGCAGCATCAACTGTCACAGGAATTCCTGTGATATCAGACTTCTTATATGTTTTACGCCACTGTTCAAACCAAGCATCGCTTGTTGCGTTAGGAACAATAGTGACCGTTGCTGGTTGACCAGTTAATGCAGATATCAAATCTTGAACATTAATTGTTTGACCAGACGAACCTTGTAGAATAGTAGAATAATAAGGAGCCTTCTTCTCCCAACACTTACGCCACCAAGTATAAGGAACACGATAAATCTGATTAATCTTGATGGCTCTTGCATCTCCACCAAAGTAATTTACCAGTTTCTTCTGAATACCGTTCCAGCGAGTCTTATTAAGAGACTGTCGGCTACCAGCATCGAGAATCCAGTAAACTTGATAACCATTACGAGTATCAACTACCCAACTAGGTGTAACAGGAAAATTATTGATCTTGTCAATAAACTCTCGCTTCTTAGCCATCACTTCCTTGGAAGGTAGATAATTACCACTAGAGTCTCGACCAGCATCAATATCAACAAAACAGGCTCGTACTTTGTTAATAGCATACTGCTTTCGTCCACCATTAACATAAAAGTAAACATCTGAATCGTTATTCAGATTAGCATGAACTGCTGTTGTTAGGTTGTCAGTATGGGCCATGCTACTAATCTTCTTGCGAGGATTACCATTGTAGCAATAAATTTGCTGACCACCAAAAGAGTAGATAAACTTTCCTCGCATCTCACAATCTTGTTGATTAAAAACCTGATTGCTATTATCGTAAGGATTAAAACCAAGATTTCCATTAAACATAATCTTTATTCCTGTGATTAATTAACGTGCCGGGATAGCAAACCCATTACTATCATTATCAGCAAAATAGCGGGAGAGGAATCGAACCTCTCTCACATAGCGTTTGTTGAGTTTATCAACCAGAGGCTATGATCTTAGTCACCAAACTCCACTTTCTTTTTAAGAATCAGTTGTAATCGTCGTAATCTTCCTCATCATCGTAATCTTCGGCATACGCACCGTCATCTTCATCATCCTCGTCATTCCATCCCCAATCATAATCGTTATCGTATTCTTCATCATCCTCGTCAGAGTCATAATCAACTCCAGCATCTAGACTAGCCGAATAAAGTGGCTTGAGAAGTTCGCCTTGATACTCTCCGACAACTTCATATCGGCAAGTGCGAAGTTTCTCAAAGTTACAATCACTAGGAACACTCACAACATCACGGGGATTAATCTTAACGATAACAATCTTATCGCCAGCCTCAAGACTACCATAACCAGCAACATAATTCAATGCACCAGCGTGAAGTCCATTAGAACAACCTCGACCACGATCATCGTCAACCTTTGATCTTGTCATTTCGCAGACATTTCCAACATGGTTGTCGAAAACTCCACGATACTTATCCATAAAGTCATTCCTGACTGCCTTATAGGCAAGAAAATGACCGTCCTCAGTAATAGGCAGATGCTCATGCTCAAGGAAATCATAAAGTTCCTTCTGACTCTGCATACTAGGATTTTCCATAAGATTATTCAGGAATGTAACAAGGGGCTGGAAAGGTAGACCCTTGCTCATAAACTCCAGAATACGCTTACTGATACTACCATGAACAACCTCACCCTCGTAAGTGACTTGTCCATTCTTAATCTCAACAAGACCGTCGCTAAATGCGGCGACTGCCTTTTCTACATCAACAATTTCCAGCAATTCATCAGATGTTGCAGTAGGCAGAGCCTCCAGAATCATCTTATAGTTAATATGATCAGGTAGAACCTGATAACTCTTATTGTTTAGAACAACCGTCAGATTACCATCAACAAACATAAACGGAACTGCCATAATTAAAACTCCTTGTTACCTGTGAAATTTACTTAATAAGACTACTCAACTGAATCTTGAACAACTCAACCTTATCACTATCCATACTCTCAACCCATGCAGAATTTCTCTTACCGTAGTAAGAATCGGCAAATTGAGAGATAGGATTGTTCTTACTGTCCAAATCTCTAAGATTGCCGTTATGCTGGTTGCTTCCCATAATATACTTCAACATCGGATTCTTGTCAACCTCGACTTTAAGAATTTTCTTCAAGTCAGCCGCTTTGGTCAACTTATGCTTGGTTGCTTTAGTCTCAGACTTAAACAATTTAACATACGATTCAGCATCATCATGATGGGCGAACATCTCATGTTCAATCTTATTTACTAGAGTATTGTACTGTACATTTTTCTTCTTAAGTTCCTTGCTGTCAAGATTATCAATACCTCGATCCTTGAGCAAAGAGTTAATATGATCAAAATATTCAGTCTGAGAGAATCGCTTTAGATCAAAAGTTGCCCTGTGCATAGTATCAGCAAAGAATTCCATTACAAGAAAACTATCAATAACATTGGACAGTTCAGTATTCTTGATATATTTCTTATAGTCAAGACCAAAAATACTCAACATATGACAAGAGAACTGACTAATCAATGTTCCACGATTGTAATAATAATTATTACCGTTATCATCATCCTTACTGATAAATTCCTTTTTGTAGAATTCAACAATAGAGTTGTATTCATTGGCACTGTTAAAGTAGTCCTTAACATAAGTTGAAAGAATATTCTTTAGCCAAGTATTAAAGTCAGTAAGATTATATCCTTCATTTTGCAGTTTTGACACAAAATTACTCTTGATAGCATAAACCTTGACATTACCAAATAGACTCTTGATATTTTCGTTACTAAACAACCCCACAATGTTGCTAATCTTGGGAAATTCTGGTGTGCTTTGATAACGCAAAATAGGAACATAAATAATGCTATCTTGGTCGATAAGTTCATCCAATTCATCACTCGTAAGAGTTTTCAGATTAAGAGCATCATTGTATTCCACACTGAGACTACCAGCATCCTTGGATGCTCCATTAATAAAGAATACATCTTGATCACTAACGCTACCTTTAGAGTCTCTAACTCCAGACTTTCGTGGAGAGTTACTCTTAATCAAGTCCTTATAGTCGCTGACCTTAAGAATGTTGTGACTACCAACATCTTCAATAAGTTTATCAAAACCTTCATTAGACTTTGAAATATCCTTACTGTCGATCATCAAGTAGGCAAAACAATCCTTCTCGTTACAATAACGAGTCACGATTTTCTTAGCAGTTTCTTCGCTCTTAACGTCACAAACAAAGAAAGCAAGTGACCCAGTTTTACGCTGACTACTATAGTAGTATTCACCCTTACCAGTAAGAGTATTGTGGTGAAGATGATTGGTCATATAAACCATACGACGAGAACGATAGCCAGCACTTCTGTAGTTAAAAACATACAGAGCCTTTCCAGCAGGAATCTTATATTCAATATCTTCGCCACTATTGATATTATGAACCTTGCCGTTACTATCAGTCCATGAAGCACCAACGCCCCATCCACCAGCAAGATCATTCAACTGGTAATATGTGCTGATTGCTTCGATCCTTGTCTTTGCAGCAGCAATTTTCTTACTAAATTCTTCCTTCATCTCAAGATAAATACCCTGAGTCTTTTCACGAAGGGCTTTAATAACGGCCTTGGTATACTGCAATCCTTCACGGGAAACGTCCATCTCAAGTTCCCCGATACCAAAATCCAGTTCAAGATAAAGATTCTGGTTAAGAATTTCGGTTACAAAACTCTTCCAACTATCAATATCTGCCTTACCAAATGCTCTATTCCACTTGGCAATATGCTCTGACTGTTCTACTTTTTGTTCGCCCACAAGTTGAGAGGCAACAACAGGGTACGCAATATTACCCATAAGAGCAACAATACCACTATCAATATGATGATATGTACTAGGATAATGATTATGGTCATTAGAAAGTCGGCAGACTCTCCAACCATCACCACTAATCACAATATTCTTATTACTATAAGCATGATCCTTGAGAGAAGGAATAACACCACCCTCAATAATAGGCTTCATCTTAAAGTAATGGAAGATACGAATAGACTTCTGACTAAATTCGGTAAAGTCATACTGCTTAACAGCAAAACTAATCTCAAGACCATTAGGCTCATCAGTTTCGCAGACATTAAACAGATTAAGAGTAGGAACACCATTATCGTCAATAGCAGCAATATAGGTGTACTTTTGACCATTAAAATAAGAACTGGTCGTGAAACTCTTGGTATAAGCAAAAGGACTCTTAGACCCTAGACCAAGGCAACCAACAAAATCATTACTATCATTCTTGTTGGATGCACCATAGGTAGTGTAAAGGTTCTCCATATCTGCCTGACTAAGACCAGTGCCATAATCACGCACGATAAAATTAGGATTAGCAGCAGTAGGCAACGTCACCTTAAAAGGATTCTTATTGCCAGCACTAATATGACTATCATAAGCATTGGTAGACAGTTCACGAATAACTGCCATTACCTTATCGGAATAAAGAGAGTCCGACAGAATCTTAAACATTTTGCTGGTCTGGGCAATCGTAAAACCCGATGCACTCTGAACACCAGCACTGTGAGTCTCAATAACACGGTCAGCCAACTTCATTGTTTTTCTCCAAAAATCCTGTGAATCGTTCCTGTGATACTAGCATCATACCATACCTTATCGGCTTGTCAACTCACCTTTCTTTAGATTGTATCGCAAGCCATCCTAAATATGCTGAAAGAAGTCCAAAAAATCTTAAAAAATTTACTGGTAAGAAAAACCAATATAGCCCTATTCCTATACTAAACAAACCCATGAACCATATAAGTTCTCTTGGAATATATTCCGATTTGCTCAATAGCCAAGTCGCTGGACCCAAAAGCATTACAAATAAAAGCATTAAACTAACTAATAATGCTAAACTAGCCATCAACTATCATCCTCATGACTACTCCAATAATCATCTCCGCCTATATCTTCTTTATCATTATCATCATCTCCATAATTAAAGTTTCTTTCATCATAAGGAGTCCAATCTTCTTCATCGTCTAAGTCCTCACTATTCGCTATATCTTCTGCATCATCGATAAATATAGTTAAATTATTAACAACTTCAAATAATTGATTCAAAACTTTTTCCATTAAAATTATTTTAGTTTCAATAGTTTTAATAGATTTTTTCAGATCAACAATATCTTTTACCAATGCTTTAGATACTTGAACATCTATATTATGTAAATCTTTATTTTGTTTAGTCAACTCTCTTAATATCTGATCAAATTCTTTAGACATAGTGTTACTCCTTTAATAAGGAGTACACCATTATTCAGATCAGAAAATATCTCAACAGTTGCAGAGATATTCGTTGCAATAACCGCATTTTGGCCCAGGATTTTCATTTCCCCAAGCATTACATAACGGACTAAAACTTTCTTTTCCAGTATCAATACAAACTAATTTAGCCCTATTTTTTCTTTTGACATATCCAAGATTGTAATAGTGACAATCCCAAAATTTCAATTGTGTTTTTTCTTGAATATTATCAACTAGATTTTGTATTTCTGGAATTTTTTTACTGAAATTATTTTCAGTTAATACCTTTGCTCTCTCAGTTATGAAACCCCAATTAGTTTTATCTTTATAATAACCTAGATCTATATTTAGTTTACAAACTTTTCCTATTACTTTAGGAGCCAAACCAAGAGATGACAATAATTTTTGTTTTTGATAAGCATTATTTGCTTCTTTTTTAGAAGAGAATTGTTTGAATCCTAAATTTTTATTTTTGTAGATAGGATAAAATTCAGCACTACCTCCCTCATTGATAAAATCTGACTTAATTATATACTTCATCTTCTTTAACTTTATTACCCGTCAATTGCTCAACAACATAAACAGCAACTTTTAAGTCTGGAGTTTCAAAGATTTTAATTGGGCCTCTTGGAATATCCATTTTGAATGTTGCGTAAACAGCGTAATACGGATCATCTTTTGCTAAAAGATCAGCATTAAAATACTCTTCAAAACTATTTACTTCTTCTGGAATACTTCCGCCAGCATAGTCAGTAATATCTCGAACAGTATAAATATGATAATGAAGAATATGAGATCGTGGATTACCTTCATTAGAACACCAACCCTTAAAGAGTCGATTTGGATAAGTTACCATATTTCATGCAAATCCGATTTTAGTTTTTTCTGCTACGGTAACTTCGATTTCGTTGGACGAAAAATTTTCTGTAGCATATGAACGACTATTCCACCATCCACATTCATAAGTAATATTATTATCACCAGTAATATGAATTCCAATAATAGTTCCATAAACATCATCAGCCAGTTTAACCTTACTACCAATCTTGTACAGTTCCAGAGTATTTTTGCTCATTTGTTTTCCTTTTCTTTAACAGATAATGATCGTTCTAAAATAGGAGCGGTGGGACTCGAACCCACACTTGAAGGATTTTCTTACTACTATAACTTTCGTTACCATTTCTGTTTGTAGTCTGGACTTTATCTTAACCATAACTTTCGTTTTAGGTTCCTGCCGTCAAGTCTCTACACCTTCATATTTCTATGCTTGGCTCGGTATTAGCAGTTAAGCCTTCACCGAATTTGACAGGTTCTACATTAAAGGTTTTCCTTTAAGCACTCAAATTTACATTAGTTCAAGTCCTTTATCTCTGCCATTGGATTACGCTCCCATATAAGTGACCGACTACAACAAGTAATGATTTGAGGTTGAATACTTTGTGTGCCTCAACCATTTAAGTATTGTAGCCGATCACCTTTTGGTTTTAATCAACCGTTAGCATGGGCCTTGAGGCGACGAACAACCTCTGCCATAGCCTCTACGTTATCAACCGTCTTGGTTGGCTTCGCACGTTCCATCTCAGGCAGTTCAATGTCCTTCTTAGCCAGAGCGGCCTTTGTACGAGCGTAACGAGCCGCTGTACTAGCAACCTTCTGACCTGTCTTAGAAGCAATCTCAGCATAAGTCTTGCTGGAAAAAACTGCCTCAAGGAACTGCTCATCGCTGCAACGAACGCGATTCTGCTTCTCAACCGTAGTAACTTCAGCCATAATCAACCTCCAAATCATTTCCAATCTTGTTTCAGCGAGTCAACCAACACGATTGAATCCCTCGCGTCAACAGTATCATTCTAACACAGTGTATCGGCTTGTCAACTGGGCAGTCTTGAAAATTTCTTTTTCTTGTCAGAGAATAGACGCTGAACCTGTTTAAAACTCCAAGGTGTACCAAATTGCATCCCATCCCTTTTATTATCCACTCCTACATCAAGCGTATAGCGTCCTAATGACATATCCTCGTTGTGAAGTCTGCCGTGAACATGACCATAAAGCATCCAACTATTTCGATAACTTTTGTTCCATGCTCTCATAGGATAATGAAATAAGATTATTCTTTGATTACAGTGAATAATTTCTTTCATCAAACTTATACTAGCAAAATCTTTAGATGAAAACTTTTTTTCATCATCGTGATTACCAAGAATTATATGAACATTATCGCATTCTATTTTTTTACGATACTTTTTAGGATCTCCACCTCTATGACAAAAATCTCCAAGAAAATAGATAGTATCTTTTGGATTCACAATTCTATTTATAGAATCTAAGATCGTATCATCCATTTCTTTTGTGGACGAAAACTCCCTCTCACAATATCCAATAACTCTATTGTGTCCAAAATGAGTATCTGCAAGAAAGTATATCATTAGTCCTGCGTTGGAAGTAAAATTCCAAGAAGTAAATAAATCCAAAATAAAATGCTACCAGTAAATATAGCACCAAATATAAATCCTAATCTTATAATAGACGAATCAATTCCTGTTGATTGAGATAGCCCTCCACAAACACCAAAAATCATTTTATCTTTTGCACTTTTAGTTAAACGGCTCATTAGGATATTCCTGCTAAAGAATTATTTTCTTGACTATAGATATAGGATAATGTTTCTTTTAAATAATTATTTTCTTCTTCAAGCCTGCTAACAATAAACTCTGCCTGATTAATAACATTTGTTAAATCGTGTATCTCATCTATTAATTCGGCAGTAACAGAATTTTTCATTATCATAATAGCCTCCTTATATAGTTCAAGAGACAGTAACTATATACACCTATTTATAAATGATGATAAATCTTTTAACTGCTCTTTATTAAGAATAATTTGATCAGAATATGGTCTACCTTTTATCAAAACCTGATATATGTAACGCAGTTTCTGCCAAAATGACATCTTACAACTATATGATGATAAATTTTCATATATTGATAGTTCAATTAGGTCACATTCACTATCGTATTCTAAAACCAAAACTTCACTTCTACAGTCACATAATATGAAAGTGGTTCTATTTTTTTCGAATTTTACCATGTTTAGCATTTTTACTTTTTCGGAAAATTCTTTCATAGTTTTTATCCCATGTTTCTTGATCTACCAATCTTTGGCGTCTCTTTGATCCTTTACCATTACTCATTGGATATTTCTATTTTCACACTTTTAGGTTTTGATTCATCAAATACTATTTCTTGATTATTTATTTTAACTCCAATAATTCTTAAAGCATCTCCTGTATTGGATGCTTCAATACTTGAATTAAAATTATCTTGAATATATACATTATATTTCATAGTTAGTTCTCCAGAACATACGACCAGTAGCGACTATCTTCTTTGTTTTGCAGTGCGTCCCAGTAAATTGATCGAGCAATATATGATGGAATCTTGTGCTTGCCACAATTAATCATCCAGTGACGTTCAGCCTTTTTATAAGTGCTAGAACCACTCTTACTCTTATTATACTTCAAATGCTCCATGCCGTAAAGGCGAAGCATATGAACATCCAAACACAATGCTCTAGCCTCATTAGGATGAATCATTTCGAGAGCAAAACTAATCTTAGCAAGACCAATTCCACTAATCTTATTCAAGATACTATCACGCTTCTTAACATGACCCTTCTTGGTGGTAAAATAAAAGTCTTTAGGATTGGCCCAAAACTTCTCACTAAAGTCCCAAATATAATTGGTACGATTATTGTGAAGTCCAACACCGCTCTTATGAAGTTTATTTAGCAGAGTTTCCTTGTTGTCGATCCACTCATTAAAGTTCTTGATAGCGTTATATCCTGAGCAATTACCCTTCCAAGTGGTATGAACGCTGCAATAGGCAAAAAGATAACGACGAAAAATATCGTCATTATTTTGAGGACGAACGCTCTCCCAATATTCCTTGTAAGAAACCACTTTGTCTCGCGGAAAAGTTTCAAAGAAAATATCGGCCTTAGTCTTATCCAGGGTGGTATTTTGAACAGGAATAACAGAGTTCTCAACAATCATGGCTTTCTCCAAAAGTTTAATAGCGTGATGCTACGATTCTACACTACTAGTATCGTCTTGTCAAGGTGGATTCTTGAATCATCGTTTGCCAGATCGACGCAATAAATGCTTATGTTCTGGATATTTTTTATTGAGTTTGTATCTTTTAGATTGTGTGTCAATCTTATTTTTTTGATTAAAATTACGTCTATCTAATTCTTCTTTGGCAAAAGATGCTGTGAGTGAATCTACAGTATCGGGATTTTGAACTATATTTTTTAAATCTCTGGTACGCATACTAATAACTTTAAAATGCAGAGTCTCTGTTGGAGTTCTGCCTTTTTTGGTATTTGAGAATAGTCTTTTTTCTCTATTAAAAGTCTTCTTTCCTTTGCCTTTTCTTATCATTATAATACTCTCCTTACAGGAATACTTTGAAGAATCAAGTATCTCTCTTTTCTCCATAAAGATACTTAAAGGTCGGAAATCTCAATGAGATGCCTCCATCTTGGTTCTTGGTTTCTTCAAAATACTGTACTTGAATAATCTTTCCAAGAATTTTCTTAGGATTCTTATAGAACTCTTGACGTTGTTCAATAGTAAAACCACTACCAACTCGCACAGTATAATCTTTATGATTAATCATAACACAAGAAAGCATAATCTCCTCATGCTCTGCACCATCTTTCACATAACGAAATGGCCCCATTTCTGTGTCGATAACTTCATATTCATCATCAAAGAAACTTTTATATTTGAGCAAATCTTTGCTACGCTTTCCTTTGTATGGTTCATCAGCACGAAGCATAAGACCTTCATATTTTTCTTTAGTAGACTTTGCAATCCATTCATTAAAATGATCATCATTCCTAATAACTTCTTGCTCAAGAACAGTTAAACATGGACATTCATTAGGCTGCATAACAGCACAGAGATTAGCATATCGAATAGAATAAGGACGATTCTTTTCGCCCTTCTTGCTATAAAATTCATCGTGCGTAATCATATCAAAAATCTTATATGATGGATTAGGAATAGTATGATCCTTCTTTTTCAATTGCTTCATAATCCCCTGAAAATCCTCATTACCATCCTCGTCAACCAGACAAAGTTCACCATCAAATACAACATTAGTAATTCCCAATGCCTTGATTCCACCAGCAACAACATCAAGAGTATCAAAAGATTTTCCGGTTCTTGAAAAGAAAGTGGTATTACCAAACGCATCAACAATAGCGATACATCTGGCCCCGTCAATTTTGCGAGATACATACCAACCGTCCTTCCAATCTACAAGTTTAGGCTCATATTTATCAGCAAGAGCAACACTAAACTCTGGAATATGATTAGGAATAGCCTTATTAATAATCTTATCACCAGCACGGGTTTTCAAATCCTTATCAATAATACAGTGGATAAGTTCCTCATGCTCAGGATAACTATCAACAAAACTATTCACAGCAGTAATAGCATCGTGGCCTGTAATAACACGACATTTAAGATCATTCAAAAGATCAAAAATATTCTTGTAAGAATTCTGCGACTTTAGATGCTTCTTCTTCTTCAGATTATCGCTAGTAACATTGTATTGCCAAGTAGGATGATAAGTATAGAGCAGAATTTGCTTAATAAAATTTGCTCCAGCCTCATTAGAGGAAGTATAATCCTCAATAATTTCAGCCTTATCAATAGTGCTGCTGGTTGCCCTAAGTTCCCTAACAAAACTACCAAGATGATCGAAACTCATACCAATTTCTCCTTGTTGTGTCCTTCTAGCATACCATACAGTATCGGCATTGTCAATACTAAACTTTACGGAGGCCAATCCAATCAAAATCATTAGATAATTGAATTTCACTATATAAATTGTGTAAAAAATTACAAGCCTGAAATTTAGTATTTATAACTCTATCTGGATAATCATAAGCATAAGTTTTATTAATTTTATTCATTTCACTCCAAGATTTATTTTTATTGCAATTAGCTATAGTATCATCTTTAGTATTTAAAATAGCTGGAATGTCATTGTTTATCTGTATAAATTTATATCCTACTTTTTTACATCTTCTTCTGAAATCTATTTCATGAAATCCAGCAGGATAAAACGACTCATCATATCCTCTTATTTTTTTAAAGATTTCTCTATAACATCCTATTCTGCCATGAACACCAGTCCGTTTTTCTTTGCAATATATGTTTCCATAATTACTATTGATAATGCTGTCTATTATAGAACCTAAAAAATTATCAACGTCTAGATTGAATACATAAGAGTCTTTTTCACTAAGTCGAACAGTAAAATTTTTTGCTATAGGAATAGAATATTCAATGTTTGTTAGACATTCATAGTAGTTAATTTTTGTGCTAATATATGGTTTAATAAAATTTTTAAAACCATCAATAGAATGTATATCAATAATATTCCAAATAACATTGTTATATTTATTGATTACGTCAATATTATGCTCAAAAGTTTGTTTGAATTGATGTAATCTATTTTTAATTTGTGAACAAATTATTATTTTTTGCATATAAAAAATTGCTCCGATGTCATTGCTTCACTAGATTGTTCTATTGCAGAAAAATATTTATTTAATAATACAGTTAAATCTTTATATCCATAGGTTCTATGATGACCATCGTATTTCCCTAGTATACCCCAAGATTTATTATCTATTTCTAATTTAATCTTCTCGTCTGTCCATATATCAGTAAATTCCCCACATATCGGAACAGATAATAATAATGATCCTCCCTGTTTCAGTATCCTTTCAGTTTGTTCGATAGCCAACGTATCATGTTTAATATGTTCAATAACATGAAAACAGATTATTATATCAAAATAGTTAGCTGTAAAAATAGACATGTCTATCATATCTAGTTTTGACATGAATTTTTTATCTGGTTGGTAATTTTTATCACAACATATGTAAGTATGACTACGAGAACTTAATGAATTAATTAGACATTTTTCTGGACCAATATGAAGAATCTTTTTATTGTCTATTAAATTTTGATTTTCTAGATATGTAAATAGATTCCTATGTCTTTCTAGGGATTTACAATCTGAACATTTTCTATTTGGAACATCTCTATGAGATATAAAAATAGTATTTTTTTGACAAATGCTACAGAACATTTGATTTTTTCTTAAAAACACCTAATGATTGTTCGCCAGCAACCGAATCAATTAATTCATAATACTCTAATATTGACTGATATCGAGACCTTTGCATAAAATCATGCACAAAAACAATAGAATTATTATCTATAAAATTTAATATTTTTTTTGCACATGCAACTCTACATCTACCATCTATCAAGACTATATCATATTTTTTTATATTTATAGTATCTACTATATTTATATATGATGCAAAATCATCAATATTACCTCTCCATACTGGAAATATAATAGGATTATTAGGCTTACAATACAAATAAGAAATATTATTTAATTGTTTAGATAAAATAGTATGCTTTATTGCACTATACCACCGAATGTCATATTCTACAGAAATATACTGTTTAACAAATTTTGAAAAATGTAATGTTGATCCTCCAGAACCCCACTCAAAAAACAATTGATTTGGATTCAGATATTCGTGTATCTTGGCTATTTCTATATCGCTCATCCATGGTTTCATAAATCTTTTCCCAGATATATGTTTTTTTTACAGCAGTTCCATTCATTTGTTTGTATATATTTTAAGTATCTATTTTTACAGTGTATTGATGGCCCAATGTATGAATTCAAAAATTTTAAATCATCCCATTTATCTTTTAGTCTTGCTTTAAGTTTTTTTTGAGTATTTTTTAACCAAATATCTTTAGATTTAAAATGATAATGTAAATAAGATATATTAATATTTGTAATTTTATCAGTAATATTAGGATTAAAAAACATAGTTCTCCAATAATGCGGATCAAAATCAAAATTTGATGGTTCGTCTAATACTGTTCTTCCTCTATGAAAGCCTCCATCAGTATATAAAAATGTTTTTTTAGGAAAAATTATTTTAGTATGTCCACATATTCCGTACCAGCCGTCATTATCTGGATGATATTCATATATATGATTAAGTTTATACTTATGTCCTGTTATATTAAGTGTTTTAAGATAGTTTTTTATTTTTTTTGGATCAGTTTCTCTATTTATAGAATCATCAAATATCATTTTTTCATCAGCATCCATACCAACTAATAGATCACAATCGCTATCTTTCATTGTCTTGGTACATATTTCTCCCTTTGCTGAAAATTCAAATGTTCCATAAATTAATTTAATAATATTTAGATTTGAATATTGCTGTAATATTTCTAGTGTTCCGTCCGTAGAACCACTATCTATAATTGTTATACTATCAAAAATATTTTTATGATATTCTATAAAAGGAACAATAAAATCTATTTCATCTTTTATAAAAGAAAATAATCCTATTTTATTCATTACTAATATACCTTTCTATATTAAAATCTCGATATATAAGATTTTGAGATCTTTTAGTTATAGTATGATCACCACAGGACATAAGGCAATAATTTTTTGTATTATCATCATTTTTGTTTAAGATTTTATATTTTTTATGTATGTTCGTATGCGATCCCATGTCAAAAATATTTTGATTTTTTGTTGTTAAACCACACGATATTAAATATGGATATTTTATATTAGAACAATATAGTCTATTTTCATTTTTGCTAATTAGGAGACAAGATTTGCTTCCAATAGCATCATAGTCTTGTGTTTGAAAGTCTTTAACCACTGAATCAAAATAGTTAGTGGACAACCCATCATCATCGTCTATTCTTGAAGACAAAAAACACTTTTCTTTTGGATGATGATATTTATGTAAATTAATATTTTTTATAGACAATTCTTTAATTTCATAAATATTAATATGGTTATAATGATTTTCTATATTTTTTAGATATGTTTTATATTTATTTGGCAAAAGACTTGAAATAAATATAATCCAATTATAATTTTTATATGTTTGTGACAGTATCGTTTTTAGTGTTAATGTCTCAAAAAAAAATAATTTTTTTTCTAGTCTATCGTCCCCATATAAGTATTCAATGTATTCTTCGTATGAATTAAAGATTGTTTTTAAATTATTTCTATCTTTATATTTTTCATACATTGGCAGAGAGAATCTTGTATATATGTATATTTTATATTCTATCATTTATGACTTTTTCTAAATATTACATTTAGTCTTGTTACTAAATCGCTTCCTGCTGTTGGGAAAAAACAAGGTAACACTGAATGTATAATTAAATACAATCCCGCAATCAAACAACAAGAACCATAGAAAAAGGCAAAGATAAGATGCTGTAAATAGGTCATATCATTTTCTTTTAGATGCTGAATCCATTTGTGATAAAGATTCATTTTGCTGGTTCCTATTTTTTGCCATGATTAAATAGTTTACAGCCTTAATTACACCGCTTAAATTGTCATCAAGTTTACCTATGCCGGTATTACATCTGTCACAGATCCATCCTCTAAAAGAATCATCAGAATGATCGTGGTCTAAGACCCATTTAAGTGGCACTTTTTTACAGCACTCACATACCTCTGGACGAGGCGGGGCTTTTTTATGAAGTTTACCGCGAACTTTACACTGTTTTTTAACACATCTTTTAC